ATTTCTTTTTAGCCCATCTTTTTTTTAATGCTTCTATATTTTTCTTACTACCAGGAACAATTGAAATAAACATTCGATATTGGTCCATGTTAGGTTCTGAATGTAGAGCGGCATTATCCATAGGTGATCCAGCAAGAAACACAAGACCTTGACTATTTTTAACTTGAATAATTTTTTCATGTGCTAATTTTTTTGCAAGTATATGTCGATATTTTCTTGCAACCTTTTTTTCCTTTTCAAATGTACTTGTCGGACCAATTTCATTTCTCTCCTTTTCTGATATTTTATTATAAATATCATTCACTTTCTTATTTAGACGTATTAGTAATGTTCCAGGTCCCCTTAAAACAGTTATAAATTTTGCTGTTATTGATTTAGATGCAAAATAATTCCCATCTTTATGCCATCTAGGAATAATGAATTCATTATTCGGTTCTGTAACCCGTATAGCTATCCAAAAATGAGACATATTATATCCTTTCAAAACTTTTTTTATAATATTAACAACCAACCTCGCCATCTTTTTAATATTATGACTAGTATTCGTCCCAATACTAGATAAGAATTTTTCAAGCGAATCATTTATCCTTTCAATTGAACCATAATATCTAAAAAAATCTTCTGCTTCTAATATGAAATTCTTAATAACATCCTTTTCACTATTAGTATAATTCATTGAAAATAATTTAAATTCGGGATTGCCAGTATCTAAATATTTTTTAATGTTCCCCCCTAACCCCCCATGCTCTTGTAGAACCATAACTTATATAAGATAAATTCTAATTCTTAATATTCTTGAGATTTGCGGAAAGTTCCCTTCTACTCATTTTTTGGATATTCTCTACAATAGTCTTCAAATTCCAAATACAACCACTTGGTATATCAACAGTAGTATACCAAGTTATTATTATTCCTTTTTTTCCATTTTTAATTGGATCTATAAATTAATGTATAAATGGGTTAAATTCTATTCCACCAAATTTTTTTGCAACTTTTTGCCAATCTATGATATTATGGTCAAAATAAACATTTTTGTTACTATCTAATATAGTTCGTTCTATATATGGTTTCATTCTATACAATTTTGTGAATAATTTAACATCATCATTTGTTTTTATACGCAGTATTTTATTTGGATCTGGATTTTTTACATTAGTAGTAAAACTATTTTTACGAATAGATAATTTGAAAATATTAATATTTTTGGGTAAAATTTTCATTTTTAGATGATTTTTATACCAAAATTTATACCAAGAATCGCCAATTGCATACCATAATCCAAGTGGCTTGAATATAATTGGATTATCTTTTTGGTCATATATTTTATCCAAATCTATTTCTTTTTCAGCTGTTATGATACTCCTTGGGGTGAAGCGCGCTTTCCCCTAACCTCCCCATGCTCTTTTAGAACAATAACTTATATAAGATAAATAATTCCAATTCCAATTCCAATTCCAAATCCAAATAATAGAAGGGGTCCGGGGGCACCCCGGTCATGGGGGGTAAGGGGGGAACGGAAGTTCTCCCCAAAAAGTGAATTTTTTTCAACCTAAAACTAAAAGACTAATATAACACACTACAACATAATGATTGAAATAGACAAATTACACAAATTTTTGAACCGCGATTCAAAAAATTGTGAAAAGGAGTATGCATTTCGTATTCCTGAAAAACAATTTGAATCCGGACATATTTATGGAAAGTATATTTTAGATGCGAAATACAGTATGATTGGAAAACGATTCATGGATTTACCGGATTGGGTTAATTTTGGGGCGGAAGCACCACAACTCCAATACATTTCCGAAAAATTAGTTCCCAAAAATACATTCACGAGTGCTATTTTAAATTCACTAATGCCGGAGTTCCGCTTTTTTGATTTGAAAACGAAGCTCACATTCTGTAATGATTTGCACCGCCAAATCGGATATGATATGGAGCAAAATTCATTATATAAGGATATGGGATATACTAGATTAAGGAAAGAAATTCGTGAAAAATTTATCAATAATGATGATTTGGATAATGATGAAAAATTAAAGCAAGTTATTATTGACTATTTCTCGCTGACAGTCTATGAAATATCAAAGGCAAAGCAGGAAAAATTTGGAAAAAATATGGAGATTTCAAGAAAAGGATTTGTTCCATTAATGTGGAGGAAAACTGAAAAGAATGAAGAATATTTAGACAAAAATATTTCTTGTTTTCTTATTCGATTGGAAGACAAATACTATTCAATTGTTAAGCGAAACACAAATGGAATTTTTGATTTTTCAATTGATTTACCAAGAGAAATAATAATTTCGGAAGTAATAGAGAATGAAGAAGAATCAATAATTGAACCAGAGAAATCCCCTGTAAAAGCTCTAGAGAAAGATTCTAAGAAGGTTACAAAAAAGAAAGTCCAATCAGAAGCTCCTTTGGAGCCTGAATCTGAAGTTATTATCAAAAAACAGGAGCCAAAAGAAGACTCCCAAGAAGAATCAGAAGAAGACCCCCAGCCAGTCCGTAAAATATTTATTCCAAAGAAAATAACTTTAAAAGAAATCCAAGATATTGCTATTCAACGTGATATTCCAATTCAGAAGAAATCTGAAAAAACAGGAAAAATGTTAAATAAAACAATTGAAGAATTGAGAGAAAATATTTTAGGAAAAATATCTCCTCCCAATTCTCCAATTATTTTATTTGTCTAATTCAACATAATTTTTTATATTCTATATTTATGAGTAAAATATTAGCAGATTATGTTTGGATTGGAGGAAATATGGAATTGCGAAGTAAAGTAATGGTTTTGACAGTAAAATCTGAAAATGGAGTAACATTAGCGGATTTTCCGGAATGGAACTATGATGGTAGTTCTACTGCTCAGGCATCTGGAAGTGATAGTGAAGTAATTATAAAACCACATTCTGTATATAAATGTCCATTCCGTAAGGGAGACAATGTTATTGTTTTTTGCGATACATATTTGCCCAATGGACAGCCTCATCCAACAAATCATCGATATGGTGCGAAGGTAATATTCGACAAAAAATTAGAATTAGAGCCATGGTATGGATTAGAGCAGGAGTATTTTTTGATGGACAGGGATACAAGAAAACCATATGGAAATTATGAAGAGCCAATTGTTCAAGGACAATACTATTGCAGTGTAGGCAGTAGTAATGCATTTGGGCGCAAAATAGTGGACACCCATTTGAATGCTTGTTTGCATGCTGGACTAAAAATAAGTGGAATTAATGCGGAAGTCGCCCCAGGTCAGTGGGAATTCCAAATTGGACCAGCAGTTGGGATAGAGGCTGGTGATCATTTATGGATGGCTAGATATTTATTAGAGAGAATCACTGAAGAAACTAGGGAAAATGGAAGAGAAGTATATATCGATTATCACCCCAAACCATTGCAGGGAATTAATGGAAGTGGCTGCCATTGCAATTACAGCACGAATGAGATGCGAGATGGCAAAGAAGGCAAAAATGGGATTGAATATATCTATGATGCGATTAAAAAATTGGAGGAGAACCATGATGAACACATGAAAGTCTATGGGGCGGATAATGATAAACGAATGACTGGATTGCACGAGACATCATCATATAAGTGTTTTACATATGGAAAAGCGAATAGGGGCTGCAGTGTTCGCATTGGGAACAAGACTGTGGAAGATGGTCGAGGTTATTTCGAGGATAGGCGTCCAGCGAGTAATTGCGACCCTTATTTAGTCACATCCAAGATTTTCGAGACGACAGCCTAAAAAAATAAAAAAAATGATTTAATAAAGACTTAAAATTTAAGTCTTTTCATATTATAATAATGGAAATAAATAATTCAGAATTTTTGTCTGTTTTCAAGAAATTGGGGGATAAACAACGGGTAAGAGTTGTTTTCGATCGCAAAATCTATGGATTATCCCGAAATTTATACACCAAAATAGTTGAGCGTTTTATTTTCAATGAGAAAAATGGTGGGCGTAATGTTTCTTATGAAATGATAACTATGCTGAATATTTGGAATCAAGATAGTGAAAAAAGTAAAAAAATGAGTCGCATTGTTGGTAAAAATGAAGTCAAGCGTTATTGGCAATTTGGCACAATGCCGGAAAATAGCACAATTGAAGAAGTCATAGTAGAGAAAAAATCTATTAGTAAATTCGGAATAGATGTTCAAATAGTTGAAGACAAAGTAGCTAAAGAAGATGTCGATTTATCAGGGAAAAAAGTATTTCAAATTCTGAATATATACCAATTCAAGGAGCCAAAATGGGAATTTTTCACTAATTTGATAGAGGAAAAGAAGATGGAAACTGACAAAAATTTTCGAGATAGTGCATGTATTGGAGAACAACCAGAGTTTTACTTGGAAATTGTGATTGAAAATCCTAAGTCTGATAAAGTGGAATTTATCGATTATTTTGGGAAATATTTGCGGTGGTTATTTGAGGAGCTCCAGCAATCGAATTTTATTCTAACTGTTGATGACCAAACTAATTTGGATAAATTATATAAGAAACTTGTGAAAACGGATAAACTTACATTTGTGGAACCGGTGGAAATTTTGCGCCGGAATTTCCATAAGAAAGGGAATATTTCTTATGTTCGCGAAAATTACGGTGTTTGTTATAATGTGGATGGCGATAGACGTTATTTATTTATTTCAGAGCATTTTAGTGGTGGAATTGATGGGAACATATTTATGATAACTGAAGAAGGAAAATTCATCAATACAGGAAAGAAAGTTGATGGTTTCTACAATACGCTAACTGTTGGCTATCATAATCAGATGAACAATGTTTTCTATATGACGGACATACTATTCTATAAGGGAAATGATGTACGGAAAAATATGTTTCATAATCAAAATGGAGGAGGTGCAAGAGAGAAGAACCGTTATGATTATTTGATGCAATTTTTTCGGGAGGGCATCCAAACGAGTAAATATGTCAGCCCTGAATTGAAAGATGAAGTTACAAAGATTATTGCTGCGAAATATTTGTTTGGGAGCGGACCCATTTTCGAGGATAATTTGGGTGAGCTATTTGATAAAATAAAGATACAGGATTTCGTAGCAAATGGATTATTATTCTTACCCACTGAAACACCATATCCAAACATAGGGGGGCACTGGCATGAATATATGAAGTGGAATTATCCAGAGTTTATGCGGACGGAATTTTTAGTGAGATTTGTGAAGAAGGAAGCAGAGGATAAAATTAGTCCATTCCAATTACCATCAAAAGGAAAAGATTTGGAGGGAAAAATTATCCAGTATAAATCCTTACAATTATTTGTAGGGGGTATTCGCGAATTAAGTGGGGAACAGAATAAAAAAATTCTCACAGTCATAGATTTCTTGCCAAGAGGAACAGACCCAAGTGCAAATATTAATATTGCAAATATACCGCTTAGTAGTGGAGGGAAAGCAGTTGCTCATAATTATTTGACAAAAATTTCGGAGGAAATTGAGGACAATTCAATTGTTGAATTTGTGTATCAAAGAATTTATGGTGAATATACTGATTTATTCAAATGGACACCAGTTGCTGTGAATCATTTGAAAACGAAAATGTTTAGGGAAGGGCACACTAACGTGTTGATGACAGAAAACTATGGTAATCATGTTTGGAATGCATTGACTAATGGAATAACTGAAACACAGATGAGGGAGGGTAATGTTCCAGATGAGGATTTGAGCCATTTGTATTATGCACAAAATAATTCAGTTAGATTGAAGAAATATCCATTCCAAATTTTCCATAATCGCGTGGTTAAGGATAAACTAATCATGAGTGTATGCCCAGCAATAATAAAAAATAGTCGTACTATGGATGGCTCATTGCTGGATTTAGCAGCTGGAACTGGAGGTGACAGTTTAAAGTGGAAGCTAGGATTGTTGAAGAATGTGGTTGCCATAGAAATTATCAAAGAAAGTGTAGAAATTGCAAGAACAACATATATGTCGAATAAAGGTGCTAAACCGAACACAACATATATTTGGGGGGATTCAGGAAAATTAATATTCCCTGATTACGAAGCTGCTTTGGATGGATATAATAAAGGGCTATTAAAAAAAGTGGTTCTTTCTAAGAATCAATTTGATGTAGTTAGTATGCAATTTGCAATTCATTATTTATTTGAGAATGAGATTAAACTACGGACATTTTTGCAGAATGTAACTGATAATTTGAAGATTGGAGGATATTTCATTGGGACATCGATGGATGGAGGACGCGTTTTTGATTTATTGCGAGGAATGAAGAAACCGGCTGAGGGAATTAATGGAGATGATATTTTGTGGAAAATTGAGAAGAAATATTCGACATCAATGAAATGGGATGAAAAGAAACCAATGTTAGGACATAAAATAGAGGTATATATTAATACAATTGGTATTCCTCATGAGGAATATTTAGTGAACTATACATATTTGGAGGAGATTTTGAAGGAATATGGATTTGAATTGGAGATTGTGCGGGGATTTGGTGATATTTATGAGATAGGAGATGAAGAATATAAAGATGACATGAAAGCAATGTCTGGTGCAGAGAAAACATTTAGTTTTTTACATAATGAGTTCCGATTTAAGAAGATAAAGAATGCGAGCGATGAAGTTTACAGAAAACTATTGAATATGATTGAGAAGGAAAGAAAAAAAGAAGAGAAATTAAAGACTATGCCAGGGGGTAATGTAAATAGGATTATTTTGAAATTGACCTAAAAAGCCCCTTTTCGCCACTGCGTGGCAAAAGGTGCTAACCCCCAAAACGCTTACCATATTCACCACTTCGTGGTAAAAGGTGCTAACCCCCAAAACGCTTACCATATTCACCACTTCGTGGTAAAAGGTGCTAACCCCCAAAACGCTTACCATATTCACCACTTCGTGGCAAAAGGTGCTAACCCCCAAAACGCTTACCATATTCGCCAAGGAATTGCAAAAGTGCTAGCCCCAATTACTTCCAAAATAATAATTAATGTTATTTATAACATTAATTGTATTATAAATATTTGAATTTTTAACTTAAGTGCGTAAATTTATATTCTATATTTATAATATGAATTCGATTGTTCCAAGAGGAAAATATAATTCAAAAATTCTTAAAGCAGAGCCGATGATTAGCTGGATGACAACAACAGAAATTGGTATTTTGATATGGACTTATAATAAAATAGACGTTATACCTAGATATAAAAGTTCAGATAGTAAGAATTGTTCCATAAAAGAAGAAATACTACCAAAGATAACAGTTTTAGCTAATAGTCCAACTGTAATTAAATTTGGACCACTAGTCTCAAATTTTAAAGATTTTCTTAAAGGACCACCTCAAACAAAAACTAAATTATATCTCAAAACATCTTCAACCAATATTTTTGAATTGAACTATGATATTCCAAAATATTGGTCTGGTCCAATTGATATAAATGTTCCAAATTTCACTTTTAATTTTGGTTCTTGTGCAAAATTATTAGGTGATTATGAAACATTTGAAAATATATTCCCATTTGATTTATTCAAATTATTAAAAGTTTCATCAGAAAAATCAGACTTAAATCTTATGTTAGGAGATAATATCTATCTTAGTTCTTATCAATTTGACAATAAATCTGGTTTAATTCAAAGGTACGAAAAACTGCATAAAATGAATGAATTAAAAGGCGCTTGGTCATCTGTCGCCTGGTCTGCTATCCCAGATGATCATGATTTAGGAGTAAATGATGTTTCTCTTGGAGGACCTTCTCTTTACTTATGTCGCGATGTTTTTACACAAATGTGGCCTAATAATAATGAGAATATTATTTCACCTGTTATTTGGTCAATGTTTAGATATGATTTAGCTTTTATTGGATTAGATTGTAAGAGTTTTAGCACAAATCCAAACACAACTACATCAACTCTTCTGGGAGAACAACAATTAAAATGGTTAAGACAGACATTCTATGCTATTAAAAAATTATTTGATAATCCTTTTATATTTATATGCACAGGGATTCCATTTATAAGACCAAGAAATACTTATTTTAGTAGTTATCCAAATGATCAGAATGATATAATTAATATGATATTGGAATTTAATCTCAAAAATGTTGTATTTATAACAGGTAGCCCACATTTTAGTGAAGTAAACCAAAGAAATATAGGTAATAATATAATAATAACTGAATTTATTAATTCTCCAATAGGAACTATACCAAGAGATAATGATAAAGGATTTCCGCCAAATCCTTATAATGTCCCTGGAACATTGTTATTTAGCACTAATAATTTTGGAAGAATATTTATATCAGGTAAATATGAAGAGAGAACATTGAATTATAGAATTATTTTACCAGATGGTTCTCTAAAACAAATGTTTAAATTAAGTCAAAAAACATAATTTATAAATAACAATGCATGAAATAAATATATTTAAATCTACGTTTAAATATATGAAACCAGTGGAAACAGTAATGTTATCATTTTTTCAAATTCAGAATAGTATTCGTTTTTCTCATTGGCGGACGAAGAAATATTCAACGCACAAGGCGCTGGATAAATTTTTAGATAAGTTCATGAAGAAAATGGATGAGTTCATCGAAATTTGGCAGGGAAAATATGGGCGCATTAAATATACAAAGAATAATCACGAAAAAGATGTTAAAATATATCAGATTAATGCAGAGGATCTTGACAAATATTTGGATGTTATTATTGGGTTTTTATCCGGGGAGAAGGATAAAAATTGTAAGAAATATGTGATACACAACAAAATGGATTATTGTGGCATAACAATATTGGATATAATTGATAAAAAGGACACGGATTTATTGAACCTTAGGGATGAAATATTGGGTATTGTGAATCGATTGAAGTATTTATTGAGTTTGTCGTAGAACTTAACATATTTGAATTAAAATATCAGTATTTGCAAGTAATTTTGATAAAGCTATACAATTTTGTCCAGTTTTAAATCTTCAAGGTTGTAATAATTGTAAAAAATTATTAATTCGGATAATTCAGCATTAATATTTAGAGAAACTCGTATTTTAAGTCCTGAATTAATTTACAAAAAATACGAGATCTTCCTAACGTAAAAAGGGTAAATTTACACTACCTATATTTAGATTATTCACTTTAATACTTTTGAAGATTTAAAATTGCAAATTTTTTCACAATATTCAATTTATATTATTATTATTTTATATATTTATAATATAAATGAGTATATTAAATCCAATAGTTAATTCTTATTTTGATAATAAGATTCAATTAAATAAACCTAAAAATAAAAAAGAGTTTGTAGAAGATGTATTTGTGACTCGAGATATTTTATCAAATGGAAAAAAACAACTAATATTACTTCATAATAGTTTATGGAAAGATTTTGAAGATGCTTATAAAACAAAAAAAATGATTATTTCAAAATTAATACAAATAAATATTATATTTATTGAAACCAAAATATATAATTTTATTGAGAAAGATTTTACTTTTAGAGGAATAAGTAAGATTTGGTTAATATATGATAAATTATCACAGATATTTTCTTATGTTATTGAAATTAAACAAGGAAAAAATACAACTAAAAATGAGAGAAACAACGAAAAAATTATAGTAAAAAGTATTATACCTTATGTAATTAAAAATATAAAATGTGCAACAATTATAAATGCATTGGGAAAATTAGGTTTCGATATTAGAAATAATATTAATTCATTAGATTGTACAATTTTTAATTGGAGTTTTTCAATAAAATCTATTCCAATAAAGTTTCCTGGAGCATTTCTTTTAAACAGTAATAAAAATTTAACTTTGACTAGAGCACCTCCAAACAATCGTTTTAATATAGCAGCACCTTCTCCAAACAATCGTTTTAATATAGCAGCACCTTCTCCAAACAATCTTTCAAAGTATCCAGAGGGGTCTTATTTTGCTAGTTAGTTTTTATTCATTTCGATAATAACTGGGTTTTTTATATGAATAATTAATCAGAAAAAAAGAGTACTTCTTTCTAGATTAACTAAAATTCTATATTACTGAGTGTAATTTTTTTCATAAAATGTAAAAATATGACTGAAAAAATTGATTAAATTTTATTGCATTCCCCCTTGAAAATTAATACTTACTTTTAAAACACTTAATTTTAATGAAACTATCTTTAGATCCATTAAATATTTTTCTTTTTGACATCAGGAATGATTCAATGAGGAGCAGTGCTCTTCAAAGTTTTGAACTAAATGAAGAATTACCTGCTTGTATTTTTGAACCAAACCTAATTTCAAGAAATGATTCAGGAGAACTTGAAGTTCAAGTTGATTTTGACTGGCACGATTGTGTTTGCAATCTAGCAGATATCACAACGACACAATCATGTAGCTATTACATTCTCCATTTGTTAGCTTATCTACACAAAGAAGACATGCGAATCGAAGAGCTTTTTGGCTTTGATGTTAAGTATGACCCTGGCATTTTGTTTGAGTACTATCTGCTCTTGGTAAAAAGATATCTTCAGTTGCATGCATCTGAACAATCTGAAGCGAATGAAGAGCCTATCAGACTCTTCAACCTTTCAGAAGATGACTATGAACAGTTTGAATACATCAAAAAGCTAGCAAATCTTTTGTTAAACATGTTCGCATTAGCTTCAACTGATTTCAGGACAAATGTTTTGATTTTACCATTACTACATGAAGTTACTGAATTATTTATTCTTCAATTTCCTGATGCGTTATTTTTGGTAGCTCTTGCAAATTTTTCTGAAAGAGGCTTTAGAACATTGCGAATTGATTACAATATATATGAGGGAGCTTTTAGTGGGTATAGTGAATATCCTTTTCACACTCAAAGAATGTTTCAGACTTTAAGTGCGTTCAAGAAGTTTCCACTTTCATCATTTTTCACATCTGCAAGATTGAGCCGCACTTTTGCGTTGCTTCTTAAGACATACGGTGAACCTTATTACCATCCCAAAGAATTTGATGCTGCGATTATGAATGTTACTGCTTTTATCATTCAGAATTTACCGAATGAAGAAGCGTTTGAGGCTCTGAAGAAATTTTTCACTGAGCTAGAAAAACAACTTGAGATGGTCCCGTTTGTTATGAAAGCAATTTCAGTAATTGAAAGTGAGCATCTCAGGGAAATTATTGAAACACCTGAGTTTCCAATCCATCCTGTCGAAAGTCAGAAAAGATTGGAAGACTATTTCAGCGATGTTCTTACTCGAAAATATGACGTCTGGCGCATTGAGCTTAAAAAGCTATGTCCAAAGAAGGAATTTACTGCGATTCTTACAGCAATCTCCGAGAAATCTTTTGCTACTGGGATGATTTTTGAAAGAATCTTCTACAAGAGTTTCTTTGATTCCAAAACAAAATTGGACGATGTTTTTAATGCAGATGTTTGCGGAAGCATTCAAAGTGTTGTTGAACATTCAAAAATTCTGGATGGATGCAAAGAAGCACCTGAAGAAAAAACACTCAGGCAAGAATTGAGGGCTTTGAGAGGAAAAATTCCAGAAGGAATCTTGATGTCAAGTCATTGTGGTAACAAAACTACAATTTCAGCAGCTTTGGAGCATTTACGCAAATATCATCAGAGTATACATGAAGCCAGACAGGCTGAATGGAAAGCAGGAGGTGTTGCTTTGCAACGCTGGGAATCAAGATTTTATGATGATGCCGATTCTGATTATTTAAAAAAATTTCCAAGGTACCAAAGACTCACAGGTGAACTCAACCAAATTGATGCGATTATGAGTGAACTTCAGAAGTATTCTGGTTCCAAGCTTTTGAAAGATGTTCGAGATGAGAACACCAAAGAGATAGAGCGTGTGAATTCTCAAATCAAAGTGTTTGATGACCAAAAACATCAGATAAGGCTTGAACATACACGTTTGCTTCAAGAAGCAAAGAAGTCGATTCTTGACTGCCTTAGTGGCGGTCAATAGTAAAAATTTATAATATTAGTCCAATTTCGGCTTAACATATTTCTCAACCATTTCTTCACCAAATTGTTTAGATGCGGATTCTTCAGTGACTTCTTTACGCCGGACTTTTGAAATGGTGGTCATCATTTTTTCAAATTGGGTCAGGTCAAATTTCTTACCATTTTCAATAACCATATTGAATAAGGCTGGGTAAATCATCATAAGGGGCATATATTTTTGCTGATATTTACCGCGCAAATCGGCATATTTTTTGGCTTCACGTTTGCGATTGTCATCTGGGCAATCTGTTTCAGTAAGTAATTGATATACAAATGATTTAATTTGTTCAACATCAAGATGTTCATCGAATTCTTTTTGTTGCTTTGGAGGAAGTTGGTCCTTGAAGTCTTCAAGAGAAGCCGATTGATTAGTTTGGTTAGTTTTGAAAGACATGGAGATGATATGAGTATGATATGAAAAATGTTTTTAAGTCAAGAAATTATTCTTTTATAGAATATGCAGTGGAAGCATTATTTATACATATTGGTTTTATTTTTGGTGATTATTCTAATTATTTTATATATTATTGGAAAAAAATTGCAGATAAATATGCCAGATTTAGAAAATGCAGAAAGTTTTGAAAATCCCTTGGAAATAAGAAAAGATATGATTGATAAATTGTACGCAAAAATTTATAATAAAGTATTTGATGAACCAGAAGTATTTAAAGAAGAAGCAAAAGAAATATTGAAATTCATGGATAAACACCAGATTGAAGGTGGTGAAATATTAGAGGTAGGAACAGGGACTGGTAAACATTTCCAGAATTTAAGTTCGAGTGGAAAGAAAGTAATTGGAGTGGACAGAAGTGAGGCAATGTTGGAAATATTTGCACTGAGGAATCCATTGGGAAAATATATTTTAGGAGATGTGAAAAATGAGGGTCTATTTCCCAAGCAGAAATTTAAAATGATATTGTGTTTGAAGGAAACATTGTATCATAATAAAATTATTGATTGGGACACAATTTTTAGTAATTTTTTTTATTGGTTGAAACCAGATGGCTTTTTAGTTATTCATATTTTTGACAGAGATAAATTGGATGCATGCCCAAAGAATATGACATTTGCAAGAAAAGATGGAGAAGGGCGACAGCATGGGATCACAAATTTTCCCAATTTTACACATGATGGTTGGTGGGAAAAAAAGGGAAAAGTAATTTGCCAATATAATGAAATTATTGCGATGAGAGATAAAAAAGGAGCAATTACAAAGAAGAAACATTATAAACATAATTTAGCAATACCAGAGAAGACAAAGATTATTGAAAAAATTATGTCTAATTATTTTAAAATAGTGGAAATAGTGAAATTAGATCGTTTAGGACTAAAAGATCACGAATTATATTTTTTTAAAAAAATTAAATAATATATGGCGGCATTAAATAATAAGGATTTTAAACAAGGATGGATTGATAGTTATTATCCTTATGGGCAGTATATGGTTCAAGATAATAATTTAATATTGGGAGGGGATGAAATAAAAGTGAATAATGAAATATTAACTCAACAGATAATTAATGAGAGCACAAGTGGATATGATAAGAGTCCTACTACTGGACAGACCACCAGTCAAACAGGTGGTAGAAAGGGCAAAAAAAATAAATATAAAATTCATGCGGATAGTATTGATAATGCATTTCAAAGATTGGAGGCAAAAATTAAAGGTGGTCAAGGAGATATTTTAGTATTAAAATTGGAAAGTTTAGATGATAATAAAAAAATAAATTTTTATAAAATTTATATAAAAAAAATGTAAGTTATAATATATAAAAATGCCCGGTCCTAATAACCAATTTCAAAAAGAACTTACAAAACTCGAGGGTTTATTAAGTAGTTTAAATCAAAAGAATAAAGGACATAAATTAGAAGAAAATAGTTTTTCTGGAGGTAGTAGCCAACGCAAACAAAGTCAAGAAGATCCATTTTATTCAGGAGGTGCTGAAGGTAATTCTCGTTTTTTCAAATTAGTTAGTATAAATGGTAAGCCAGTTGATGGTGGTAGATATGAGCTTCCATTGACAACAAAAACAGGAAAGCCACAAACAAGAGGTCCAAAAGATAAGGCTTCAAGTGCATTCTCTGAGATTTGTCAGAAAAATAATGAGAAAGGTACTTGTTCTTATGAATTTGCAATTCAAGAAACTACACGTGGTAGTGATAAGAAAATTTATAATTATCAGGGAAATAGGGTAAAATTAGATAAACCAGTTGTTCTCAAACTAAAAGATAGTAAGACTGGGAAAGTTAAGGAGGTTATTAAGAGATTTAAAAATATTATAACTTCTCTTGGATCTAGTCATGAATAATTTTATTTTTTTATCAATAAATGATAAAAAAATATTATGAATATTCATATAATGAGTAAAATATATAATTATATACTTTTAAATTTTCCAGAAGAAGGACAAAAATATGGTAAATATACTGGAAAATCACCGGGGACTGTTGCCAATAAAATTTTTAATAAATTAATGAAGTACTATAAATTTAATGATAATATTGATGGAAAGAAATATTTAGTATTTGAATTCCAAAATATAGATACAGGGAAAATATACGAATATATAGGAACACCAATTATATTGCAGAATCCAATGTCAGTTAATATTCATAATCACAATATAAGTGTAACCCACCGTTCAATTGTTGTAAAATATGATACTACAATGAAAGAAATATTTAGTCCGGAACTAAAATCTATAAAATCTACAAGTTAAATATGTCAATAAAGAAACTTTAGATAACTTCCAAATTAGTATTTATTTTACAGAAGTTTATATGTATTGTGTTTATAAGTGGAATAAAGATACTTCAGAAAGAATTATTTTTGAAAATAAAACTTTATCTGCAGATGAAAAAAGTTGAATATTATTCATATTCAATAGAATATGATTTAATTGGAAATACAAACCATATTGTATTGGTTTTAGGTGATGCTCTAAGATATATTGATACACCAGAAAATTTCTATGCTCAAGAAACTTACACTATTGTAAAGAAAGGTTCTGGCACAGTAAGGGTAAAATAATAGATACAATTTTACATATAGCAAATATTAAATCAACAACTGATTCACATGGCTGGATACTTGATAGAACTTACAAATCATATCCTGATAAATCAACTGTTAACTTTAATAATACTACTGGTATAAGAACCTTAATATTTATGTAAATTAATAACATCAGCAGTTTTATTTGAAAAAAATATATATGTTGTCCTTTTGAAGATTAAAAAATATAATTTATCTATAATATAACATAAATATGTCAAGAAAAGAACCAGAATTATATCCAGATGACCCCCAAAAAAAAGGTAATGATGCATCAAATTCTACAAATATGACTGCTACTAAACAATTGAATGGGGAATTAAATATAGATAAATTATACCCAGAATTCAGTGATAAACCAGCTGTTTTATATGAAAACCCATATACAATTAATGGGGGCTCCATGAGGCGATATAATTTTATATCAAAGCCAGGACAATTCTCAATTCATGGGAAAAATCCTCTAGATGCACTCAGGAATGGATTATCAAAATTGGAAACTGAAAATAGGAATATTTACAACCAAAGGAAACAAATATCCGTAAATTTGCAGAAAGAAAACTCAAATCGAGAGAATAAACTACATAAGTTTATGGTGAAAATTTATAAAATAGACAATCCAGTTTATAGATATAAAATAGAATTATGGAAAATTTAGAATCTCTTCTCATAAATTCTCATAAAATGAGAATTTCCTCTAATTAAAAAAAAGTGCATACATTATGAAAATGGGAGAATATCATTGTGAGAATCATTTAGAGATTTATGGAAAATGGGATGAATTAAAGAGTTTTACCATAAACAACTGGGGAAATCAAGGATTAAGTTTTCGAAAATCAGCAGATGTTGAACAACCTTGTATGATTGAGTATGAGAAGGAATTATTCAATCGAGAGATGGACATGATATACTACACATTTTTAACAAGAAATGAACCACCAGAACAATGGCTCGCAAAAATTTCCAAACAATATATCCATTTGGAGTTCAACTTATATTATCAAAATAAAAAAAATGATAAATCAGGGGATTATATGATAAAAAACGGGGAATTTTATTATAAAGAGGAATTAGTGAATTAACATGTTAAAAAATATCTACTGGCAGCTACATAAGCTTCTTCTGCACCAATAAATTCTTTTGATTGAGACGCAATAATTCGTTTTGAAAAACTGGCATCTTCTTTAGTTAATTTACAGACCGCGTTTAGTTTTGTAAATTTATCAGCGAATGCAATAAGTTGACAAACTTCGCCAAAGGGTTGTTGTAAATAGTCACCATCTAATCCACTGGTGATAACAATTTTACCCATTTCTTCCACCAATATTTTTATTGTTTGAAGAGAATTTTTAAGGAATTGGACTTCATCAATCATAATCACATCAAAATCTTCGAGATTATGGTGGGATAAGATATCTCTTAAGTCCGATAGAGAGAGCATTGTTTGGAATACCTCTTGATTATGTGAGCAAATATTACCAATCTCGTCATAACGCCGGTCATTGCAATAATTCACTGATAGTATTTTCTTATCAATAGATTGATATTGTTTGCAGATACGGATGAGTTCAGTGGTTTTGCCGGAGAACATAGAGCCAGAAATAACGTGTAAAAAGCCACTATTTTTTGTTAAAAAAAATCTGGAAACTGGCAAATATTTATCGCCTGATTTAATCGAAAAAATGGCGGGGGTTGTGTCTCGCAATTGAGAGCATAATGCTGTTAATTTATAGACATATTCGCATTTGGGGATAATATCTATAATATTATCATAAGGGACGCGCTGGTAGTCGTTATCAAGTGCAGCACAAATGAATTTTTTTTCCATTTTATTAGCGAGAATATTTAAAATAAAACAGTCAGCAAATAGCTGTAAATTATCGATAAGAATAACATTGCTTTTTTGAAATAATGGATTAGTAACAATGTTTTCAATAGAATCAGATTGTATAATTTTCATTGTATCTTTTGTAAATGAGTCATTTGCAATGGAGTTATGTAAAACAATCGAAATATCATCTTCTTTAGTTAAATGACAATAATAAAGGCGTAATAATTCTGTAGTTTTTCCAGCCTTAGTCGGTCCAACATATAGAGTAATAGAGCCAGGCATATTTTTTGTATATTAAAAACATCTTTTTAATATTTCATTTTTTACGAAAGGGGCTTAAAGCTTTTTTATGTAAAAGGATTTAAATATGCCTAGCAAGAAGAAAAGTACGTGTGTTAGTTCTACACAACAAGAAGATGATATTTCTAAACTAATGCCTAAAAAAAGAGGACGTCGACCAAAAGATAAATCATATACTGTTATAAGTAATTATAAAGATGTGCCAGTTGAAGTTGAGAATGATAATATTATTTTACATTTGCCAGGTGATGAAAAAATTAATAATGAAAATTATAATGATATTATGATTAATACGGATGGAATTATGAGATATGACCCAGTTTTAAATGAGCCGATGCCATATGAACCATTAAATCAAATGCAGAGTGATTATGCAAATATTCTAGAAAAAAACCAGGATAAAATAGAAATTGAAGATTTGGCAAATCAAAATGTTAATTGTGATAATGATGAGTCAGTTATTCAGAATGATGAAGTATATATTCGAACAATAGGATTTGAGGAAATGAATAAAAATTACTTCAATGTTTTAAAGAAAGTAAAGATATTGAAAATGATACAAGCAGATGATACAAAAAAAGAATGGGATAGTTTCTCAGACCATGCATGTTTTTATTGTACAGAGAAATTTCAAACAATGCCAATTGGAATACCATTGCGTTATATTCGAGGAAAATATTATTGCCGAGATAATTTTTGTTCATTTAATTGTGCTGCAGCATATATATTTTCAGGTTTTGATACAAGATATCATTTTAAGAAATGGGAGTATTATTCTCTGTTGTGTTTATTGGCAAAGGAAATTAATGAGATGATTAATTCTGAAAATGAGAATGAAAATGACAAAGGCAATGACAATGACAATGACAAAGACAAAGACAAAAATAAGATAATTTATGTAAAATTAGCGGAGAATAGAAATTTATTGAAGAAATTTGGAGGACCAATGACAATTGAAGAATTTAGGAAGCAATTTTATTTTTTGGATAAGAAATATTCATTATTATATCCACCAATTTCATGTATGTATCCACAGACGGAAGTAGCCCATTATGTAAGTGTTCATAGGCAGAAAGCAATGTTATTGAATAATGAGAATCGGTTTCAAGAATTGAATGATTTGAGATTGAAGAGGGATAAGCCTTTACTTCAAAAGAAAAATACATTAGAGGAATATATGTCATTGAAGATTTCGTAAAATATGCAAAATGGCTTAAAAAAAAGTATAATAATATACTAATATAAATCATGGCTAAAAAAATTTATGCTGAATTAGATAGAATTACATTTGATAAAATTAAAAAATCTAGGTCCGCAAATGGCATGATTGATGAGAATAAATTTTTTAAAGGATTAAAAGAAGGCGATAGTGTTATTTTTTCTTGCAATCAAAGAAAAATAGAAGCAGTTTTAAAGAAGATAAAAAAATATAATAGTATAACTGATTATTTAAAATTAAATGCAAATATTGGGATGATGGAGGTAAATAGTGCAAACCCAATAGATTTTTTAAATATTATGAATGATAAGAAAGTTAAAATATATGAGGTAGATTATTACCCTTATGGGGATGATAGTGCTGGTGACGATGGTGGTGGTTCAGCTGGAGGTGGAGGTTGGGGAAATGGAGGTAAAAGAAATTCTTCCAATTCAGGAGATAAAGATCTTGAGAATTTTATATCAGCATTATTTGGCGGAAAAATGGATGATTATGATGATGAATAATTTTAGTCAAGATAATTATAAATTTCTGCATCATCGATAGTTTGCACATCTTCAATTTCTTTCTTTTTATTAATACGATTTTTAATAGATGAAATAATTTTATTTCTTGTGTTTAATTTTATTTTATCACGAATAGTTCCAATGGAAGAAAGAGTAAAGTTTTCATACTTGATTGAATAAGAAGAAACTTGAATATTAGCTGTTATAAAAAGTATTATTAGCAATGTAATAAGACCGAATAATAAATATAGCATATATATTATTCAAAGAAATTATTATTATATTTTATTGCTGGGCACATTGCATTGGCATAGAACCACCATTTGGCATACTATCATCTCCATTGTCTCCATCATCACCATGGAAATGGTTAGGTACTTCAGAAGATGGAAGAAGATGTATAATTTTGTCAGAATCTAAATTCTGGAAATCATATTTCTCAGTGCGACCCTCATAAATTTTATTCATGAGACTCTTAAATTCATCTGCATATTGGGAAGGAATGGATTTGGGGAGTTCCAATTCAAAGTGAATATTCATATTTCCATTTTCAATACCATAAGCTGGAATAATATAAGTTTCATCCAGATCAATTTTTTGATAATAACAAAAATTAATTTGTTTATCACCAAAATATTGGATATTTCGTTCAACCCCATTATAATATTCATCAAGACGAATTTTAAATTGAGCCTCAAGGTCATCTCCATTTCCTCGTGTAAAAATATATTTACGCTCTTTTTTATTTAAATTGGAAAGAGAAGAAATTGATGAATATGAACTTTCTTCGTCTTGTTCATCATCCTCACCATCATCCTCTCCATCATCCTCGCCATCATCCTCACCATCATCCTCACCATCATCCTCACCATCATCCTCACCATCATCCTCACCATCATCATCGCCATCATCCTCGCCATCATCCTCGCCATCATCCTCGCCATTATTTTCTAATTCAATAGGATCATTATCTTCATCATTATTTCCCAACATATTTATATTAAATTCATCTTCATCAACATAAATTGCAAGTACATCACCATATTCAAGAGTAGGAATTTGATGCCCCTTCTTTTCAAAAACTTGATGCTGATTAGGGCGTGCTCCTTTTGGAATAACAATTTCAAGTTCTTCTTCAAAAGAAACAAGTAAATCAGCAGATGGTGGCTCCGATTTATCCCAGACTTCTCCTTCTGCAAAACCCATACGCTTGTATTTAATAGTTTTGGTTGTACCAAAATATGAGTCATCTAATGTAAGACAAACAGGAACTCTAACGGGCTGCACATTGATTCGACGTTCTTTTGGAACTCTTTGTCCAAATAAATGTTCAAAAATTTCCATAGGGTCACTCATAGAATCATTTGAAGATTTACCAAATTTATCATAAGATTCCCTCTTTTGAGTGTCAGATAGAGTTTCATAGGCTTCAGTAATTTCTTTGAATTTCTCGAGTGCTTCTGGATTCTCTGGATTTTTATCGGGATGATATTTCAAAGCTAATTTTTTATAGGATTTTTTTATTTCATCGCTGGTGCAATTAGGGGAAAGTTCCAAAACATCATACAAAGATGAATCTACCATTCTATATAATTAAAAAATAAAATTCTTTTAAGCTGCAACCGCGCTATTTAAAAATAATTTTATATTCTATATTATCCTAAAAGAATGACAAAAATATTATCATTTGATGTTGGAATTAAAAATTTAGCTTTTTGTTTTCTAGATTATAATAAAGAAGAGTCTAAAATTAATAATATTATAGCATGGGGTATTATTAATTGCAAGTCAGAATTATGGATGCCTGAGCAAAACATGAAGAAATGTGGGAAATGTGGGAAAGGTACGAATTATTGGGTAGTAAAAGATGGCGAGCGGTCAGAGATGTGTAAGGTTCATGCTCGCCCATATGAGAAAGATTATATGATACACGTAAAAACATCAAAAAATAAATATAATCAAGTTGATTCTCTAGGATATGAATATTACCCCTATGAATTAAGAGATTTGCATTGTCCTTGTGGAGAGAAGAGTAGAAAATTTTTCATAAAATATGATGGTGATATTTGCTTGAAAAATATAAAAATTGGCGGTTTTTGCAACAAATGTAGTAAAGAAATCGAAAAATCCGGACAATCTTTAACCAAAATTAGTGAATATCTAAAAGACGATGATACCAAAACGTATACTAGGATATATGATGGACTCTCAAATTTAAAATTAGATGGAGTTAATGAAATTATAATAGAGAATCAGCCGGCTCTTAAGAATCCGAAAATGAAATCGGTACAACTCTTTATATATACCTATTTTTTTTGTAAAATGAAGGAAGGAAAATATCCCGAATTGGCAAATGTAAGTTTCTTCAATGCTAGTAAGAAATTATTTAAAAAAGAGCAGCATAATAGGACCCAAGAACAACCCTCTGATGACACTCCACAGGAGCCCCAGGTTAAATTATCAGATTACCAGTCTTACAAGAAGAGGAAGAATGATAGTATAGATATTGTCAAAGGATTTCTACAAAATTTAGGAGATTGGAGTGCGTATTTCCAATCACATCCGAAAAAGGATGATTTGGCGGATTCACTATTGCAAGGTGTTATGTTTTTCGCTTAGGCTTTTCCTATTAGGCTTCCACAATTTTAGGAGTGATTGTTCCCCATCCAACACTCTTCTTTATTTTTTCAACTTGTTTCATATCATCTTCGTTCAAAAGCATTTCACCATCTAAAATTCTTTTGAGCCCCCTTTTTGTAATTTTTTTTGTTTTCAGCCATTTGGAGCCGAGAATAATAGCGAGTTTTGCGTCTTCCTCTGCTTTTTTCCGTGTTTGTGATTCCACATAATCAAATTGGTCCGCCCATTTCTCGAATTTATCACGAACAACTTCATTCACATTGACTTCATTCGAATTGTATAAGTCACAGATTTGGTCGTATTTTTCGATAGTGAATTGTTCTACAAATTCTTCGAACCTGGAGGTATCCCAGCTATTTTTTTCCTTAAGCGTTTTAATAATATTTTCCTTAATGTTCTCAATTAGAACATTATGATTTTCTGGGTGTTCTTCAAGGTAATGTACCATTTTTATAAATTGGGGCAGGCAAGTTGAAGGATGGCTAATTAATTTTTCTACTTGGCTGGGAGTAATATAATTCAGATTCTCATTTCCGTAGGAATTAATCTGAATATTCTGTTGATGAACACTTTGGTCTAAGTGTTGATTAATATTATAGGAATATGTATTACCAATTTTTTTTGTAAGCTCAAGAATTTGTTTTTCTAGGTGGTCAATATGTTCTTTATAAATCTTTTCTTTTTCTTCAATAATATGAGATGCTTTACTAGCCATGATGCATTTTTTGAGGTGTTTATTTAAATTGTACTTTGCAGAATACGATTTTTCGCAATATGGACAGCAAATATTCTTTTTATCTTCTTCTTCTGGGATTTGCACAATAAGTATGCATTGTTTTTTCGTATCATTAATATGTCTTTCATAGTTATATTTTCGGTCAAATATCTTACCACATCTTTTACAATTATATTGAGTCATTATTTCGCTATTATTTATACATTATTTTTTATTTTGCTCTAAATTACTCAAAATATTCCCGCAATTGGAATCTGATTTTGGGAATATTCCAATTGTATGAAAATAAAATTCTTATTTTTTTTACATTTTTTTTTGCAGAATATTATTAGGCAGTTTCTCGAGATTGTAGAAAGTATTTTATGCTCTTGGAATAAATTGGAATGAATCGGAATAAATTATTGGAATAAATGAGTAAAAATGTAGTTTTTGACTTACCATGTGACCATATTAGTTTTTTTGTTACAGCTCCAATTTTTAAATTTGTCGTAGTCATTTTACCACATATTAGTATTTTTGGGAAATTAACCACATGAATAATTCACCAAAATTGGGTTCAAGTTACCATATTACCATAATGATTTTAAAATATTTTTAAAAAAAATTAGAAATGGTATTATAATTACCATTTTAGGGCTTATTACCATGCTATTACCATGACATTTTTTTACGATTTTTTTGAAAAGTTGTGGTAGAAAATGGTAACAAGCGAAAAATATAGGATAAAAAAATTATTATTTTATGGTAGTAAATAATGGTAATGTTTTTTATTTTTTGAGGTGGAATTATGAAAAATGGTAGAAAATGGTAGTAAAAATACTCATTTTATAAAAAAATGTTAGATTTTTATTTTTTACGATTTTTTTTAAGAAAAAATAGATAGTAGATTCTACAACAAATTTTTATAAATTTTATGTGTAAAAAATGTGTTTTTTAAAATTTAAATGATTACCATTTATGGTGGGTATATTTAAAAAATATGAAAAAATCTCATTTTTTATGGTGTCGTTTTTTGGGGCATGGTAAGGCGGAAAAAACTTGCTGTTACCATAAAAATGGGTATGGTAATGAGTTTTTGGATTTTTTTTATAACTCAAAAAAGTGCGTTAGATGTCCACCCAGGGTCAAAATGGTTATTGATGAAAATTCTGATGAAGGTATTTTCAAAATGGCACCTTGATGGAAATACTGATGGATGATGAATTGCCTTTTTACTACCATAACGCTACCATACGACCATGATGGTATAAAAAGTGTCAAAAAACGGGACGTAATTTTGAAAAATGGGGTTTTTATTACCATAGAAGGTCGTTAAAAAATAGGGGTACCATAATTCTACCATAAAAAACACATTTTTTTATCCATAAATAAATAAATACAATTTTTATTACCAGGTATGGTAATGAGAAAAAAATGGTTTATCAGTATTTTCGGTGTTTTTTATCCATTTTTGAGATTTTTTTAAAAAATTTTTATCAATACATCTGATGATGTCTTACCATTACCAATAGAAATTTTTTTCAGTTCCAAAATGGCGGTAATAAAATACCATATTTTTCAAAAATTGAACTTTTTTTGATGTTTTTTTTTTGATGGTAGTAAAACATCAGTCATTGGTTAATATTATGATTATTTATAAAATATTATTTTATAAGCTTTTATTTATCAGATTAGTTTATAAATAAAAAAACCGAACTAAAAAAAAACTAAAAAAAAATTTATTTTTCTCGATGCATTACCATAAAACGTGGTAATGGCTGCATGCGTGATTTTTGGTCTCTTACCATAAAATAAAAAAACGAGGGTACTGGAAAACCTGATTTTTTCGTGATTTTCCATAGGTTGTTTCTAAAAAATATTTTTATTTTTTTAAATTTTTTTTGCCGGGTACGATGAACTTCAAACAAAAAAAAATTTTTGATTTAAAAAAAAAATCGATTTTTTTCAGATTTGAGGGTCAGTTTTTTTTAATTAGTATTTATTGATAATTTTTTAATTATAAAACTATAAAAATATAAATATAACTGATAACAATACACAGTAATAAAACCTTAAAAAAAGTTCAAAATGCATTTCAATATGGTAGTCGTATGGTAATAAATGAACTTCATTTTCGAAATTTTCCACTACCATCTAATTAATCATTTATGGTATATCAGTGGTTCCAAAATAGCAGTATTTTAGAAAAAAAACAGAAAAAATAAAAAAGTAGGTTGATGTAAGCTCATTTTTTTGGCTTATGGTAATGCATGGCTTGTAAGCTTCTTCTCTTTTTTATGGTAGCGTATGGTGGGATTTTTTTTTTGTCTTTTCAGAGGTCCATGGTAAGAATTACCTTTTCAGTGATAATGAGAAGCTAATAAAAAATATCCATATGGTAAGGACTACCATAAAAAGTCACTTTTTTCGACCAAAAAATGCAAAAAATTGCGGAAAAATTATGGTAATAAGAGATTTTTGGATTATTTTATGAAATATTTATGATAGTAAAAAGGTATTTGGGTCTTAAAAATCTTAAATTTTTAAAAAGGGCTTATGGTGGCTACTACCATTTTTAATACCATACGATTATTTATTTTCTGTTAGGTGAAATGGTAGGATGGTAAACGTTTTCGTTATGGTCCTGGAGAAGCAAACGTTTTTTTTCAAAAACATGGTCGTTTATCGTACGGAAGGTGACCTTGGGATTTTTTTGACCCCACCATCACTTACCAAAGCCATTACCATAGACTTTTTTGGCGGAAAAAAATGTGGTAGTCTTCGTAATAAAATTGGGTAAATACGACCATGAATTTTCCACACATGGTAGGGGATGGTCGTAAAGCTACCATTAAATTAGAATAACTAGAAAGTCGAAGTCTAGCATTTTTATGGTAAGAAGAGAAGTTTTCGCGTTTTTTCGATTTTTTTACCATACCCCTTACCAAGAAGAAGCGAAAAAAATCGCATTTATTACCACGTGGTAATAATATACTACCATATTTTTTCGGGTTTATGAATAAAAACATGTTTTTTGGAAATGGTCGTTTTTTTATTACCATGCATTTTACTACCATCAAATTTTCGGGTTTTTTCGATTTTATACCATAATTTGGTAAGCCGTATTATTGGCGGAAAATCATAATACCAAAAGGGGGTGACCCTAGAGTTTTTTCTTTTTTTTTCACTTTTTTTCTAGGGTCGAGTTTTTATGGTATTGTGATTTACCATAGTATTTACTAAATCATTTTTAGAGGTATTACCATGACGGTAAGACGTATTTTTTACCTTTTGAAAATGCATGAAAAAGGTCCGATTTTGGGTCCGAAACCTAAAAAAATTGAGAAAAAGGAACCAAATTTTGAACCTAGAACGTAACCAAATATCCAAAAATCGATTTTTGGGATGTTTTGTCGATGTAATATTGGATTTTGTTTTTTAAAATTTAATTTTGACCCTAGAGCGGAAGGCAGTATTATACTGATGAACTGTAAAAATGACAAAAAATAGCTCATCAATAACAAAAAATGAGAAATTATGGAAAAGTGCAATAAAAAATTATCAGATAATTTTTTATTTTTTTAAGAATTCATTAAAAATGGGCTATAATTGAACAATAATATGAAATATATAAAATATTTCATCAGTAAGCTATAAATGTTAACTAACTCTATCAAAAATAGAAAAAATTATTTTTGAAATTGTTATGTATCAACATGTGGATACATGTGAATACACGTACCCATATAATTTACTCAGATATTACTTTAAAAAAAATTTAATAAAAAATTACAATTGAACTCGTTAAGAAAAAGAAACATAATAATTTTAATTTACAAGAAAATGGAAAAAACTAGATAAATTCAAAAAGATTAAATTATATCCTTGAAGATTTAAAATGGGACAAAATCGTCTAACAATTAAGGTAACACTTTAATTTACATACCCTGAATCGAATTTGAATTATGTATAAAAATACTTTTTTTATTTTATAACTATAAAATATGAATAATGGTAATCTTCTGAAAACTGAAAAAAAGAAAAAAAGAAAATTTGAAGTTATTATGAATAAAGAATCTTATGGGATTTATTCAGATTTTACTTTAAAAGAAACAGCAAAAAAAGTTACAATGGAACTAATTGGGAAAAAGAAACATATTATTTTCCAATTACAAGAAAAGGGAAAATCTGGTAAAATTTACGGACCCTATATTGGATATATTAAGGATGGAAAGGCTGTAATAAAACTTAATAAAATGAGTGGAGGTTCTGATTATGCTTGGGATAATTTACAAATAAAAAATGCCTTTTTAAATTATTGTTATTATACAAATACAAATAGAAATTCATATAATTTTAAATTTCAGTTTAAAAAATTAGGACCAGATAATAATCCCAATTTACCATCTTTAGTTATATTTGGGATAGAAACTATAATAATTGCAGGAAACACATTTTTACCATATGTATATTATTTATTTAAAGAAAATATAAAATTTAAAAAAATATACATTATAAATGATAATATTCAATTTACAGACATATTATTTGAGGATTTATCAGAAATATTTGTAAATAATAAATCAATAATTCAATTATTATTTGATTCTTTAAATCAAGAGTATTTACAAGGAAAATTAAATCAAAATCAGGCAGAATTAAAGAACAAATTACTTCAAAAAATGTCAGAATATATATCACAACAAAGCCCACGAAAGCAGCCACAAATGTGGACACAAATGCAACAACAAAATCCAATGTATTCACAGCCACAAATGCAGCCACAAAATCCAATGTATTCACAATCACAAATGCAGCCACAAATGCAGCCACAAATGCAGCCACAAAATCCAATGTATTCACAACCACAAATGCAGCCACAAAATCCAATGTATTTACAACAACAAATGCCGCAACAAAATCAAATGTATTCACAGCAGCAAATGCAACAGCCTCTATTTGTATTACCAACACAAAATATTAATGATTATTTATGGAATGACTCAAATGTTGAAGTAAAAAAAAATCAAAATGGAATATTTTTTGGTTATGATGAAAGTTTATTTATTAATCCTAAATTTTATTATAAATATTCCTACCTTAATCAAAATTTTTTCGTTTTGAAAAATAATAATGGAACTCTCACCATAAATAATACTACCATAATTTATATCCCTGTATATGATATATTAAGCTTGTATAACTTTGTAAAATCAGATACTTCAAATACTTCAAATATAAACTTAAAAAGAAAACTTGAAGAAAGAATAAATGTTATAAAACAAAATATATCTAAAACTGGTCAAATGTTTAATTTGTTAGATAGAACTAATTTTAAAAAAGAAAATAGGAGCACGTTAACTGGTACAACAATTCCAAATTATGATAAATTTGAAAATTTAAAATATAAAAATTTTGGTAAAGTAAAAAAAAGACAATTAACAAAAAAAACATACATATTTTTTGGTTCACGCACAAGAAAAGCTACTAATAGAAGTATTTTACCGAGTTTTTTATATGTTTGTTTTCGAGAAGATAATAATGTATTTTATTATGAACAAAATAATTTAAATAAAAAAATACCATTATCAGCATTTACAAATATTGACGCACTTGAAGACTTAATATCATTTATATTATTGCGACGTATGATTATTCCTGAAGAAAGAGATTTTGCACAAATAATTTTACAACAAGCACAATTTGTTATAAATAAATTGAAATCCAATAATATTTTTAGAAAAAAACAAGAAATGCAAGTTTCAACACAATCGCCATCCAATAATACTCAAATTTTTATTACATCACAACTACCTATTAGTGCCAAACCTACTAACAATCCACTCAGAATAACATAACATCTATTAATAATTTCTAAAAAGTTATCTATTTATAAATTATAATGACAATTTTTTCTTTAGGGAACGCATGCGATTTAGAACACTTTACCGTAAATACAAAATTAGAGAATTTTGATATGCCCCAAATAAATTCTCCAATTATGCCAATGCCTACTGACCCACCATTTGGTAACACCAAATATCAATGGAAAAGTGACAGCGCTATTGCAAGAGATATGACAACAAGAATGTCTTTAGGTGAAGGTAATCAACAATCGTATCAGCCCGAAGTGGACCAATATAGCCGTAATTTTGGTTCATTCCAAAATTATGGGAACGATTATTGGGGTAATAATACCGTTAATTATGAATATGATAATAAACTATTGAATGCACCTAATAATATACAAGCAACTCAAGCTGAGCCAGGTATGAGACAACAAAATGTATATATGCCACCAATGAGAACCGAAAATATGGAAAAAAAACCAGTTGAAATAATTAAAAAGAAAATTGTTGAAATAGTGAATCTTCCAAACTTTCCAAAAGATAAAATAAAAAGTGACCAAAAAAATGTGTGGATTGCATTGATTATATTATTTATTGTTGTTGGGTTCATTGTTTTATTTAAGGCAAAAATGTTGTGAAAAAATTGATTAAAAAATAATTATAAAAATTAGCAAATTATTACAAAAATGTCGTTACAAATTATTGATATTATACCTCTTTTAAGGGTTACTGATTTAAGACCAAATGCCGTTTGGCTAGTCTTTGTTGACCGGAGTGGTTCTACATATTCTTATGAAAACCAAATTCGCAAAATTTTTCAGATGATTTCACGCACAGCAGCAGAACTTATCAACTTTTCTTTTTCCTCTGACATTATGCAAGGAGGTGAAGTACAAATGGCGATTACCAATCTCGCACTCGTTTTTCGCAAAGCTAGTGAGTTAATTCTCGCTGGTCAAAAGATACAACCAGGACAACCACTTGTCTTTGTTTTTGCAACAGATGGTTGCCACAACTCAGGTGAGAGCTTAAAATCTCTTTACACATTGATGGCAGAAATGTTCATGAATGCTCGCGACAGAAATATTCCAATGCACCTGATTATAGTTGCATATGGTGACTATCCGGTAACATGGATTGCCATCATCAACGCACTTTCTCGATTGTATGGAGTATCCAATCGCGTGGATATCATATTCAAATCCGCACCAACAACAGTGTTCAATCCTGCCACTAGCACCCAAATTCAGGACACTCACTGGAACGGACAAAATCCAGTTGGTTCTTATATCATGAACAGTCTTGCTGCTCAAATTAACAGTCATATCGGATGGACCGCTCTTGGTCTTGCTCATTTGAAAGCTCAAAATCTCTCAGAACAAGTTAATGGACTTATTGCTGAATTTGAGTCACGCATTCATGCTGATTTAAAGTCACAAGAAGTTCCAATCGCTTCCTCCGAAGAAGGCATCCAAATTGACATCATGTCATTGACCCAACAGGATGCACTCCAAGTTCCAGCTGACGTACTGAAACAAGCTATCGCAGTCAAGACAGCAAGCCCTCCAGCACTCGAACTTTTTTCGTCAAATGGATTCAATGCTTTACTGCGTTACTATATGGACAGGATTGCTGAGAGCTACTATTATTCCCCAAGTTTTATGATGACGATGACAATTGTGGACCAGAGGAAACTAATTTCTCAAGGTTCTGTTAAACTTGCCAAGTTTCCATTATTCTTGGTGGATATGATTGGGCAAAACCCGGATTGTTTCAGATTAATTCAGTTGTTGATTAACCTGGCGACCTCCAAACCAGCGTTGTATAATGCTATTTGTGGTTTCCTTACGTTGATTACAACTGTACAGCCTGATGCAATTATCAAAAATTTTGTTGGCGCGAAGCGCATTGTTTACGATGCGAAACGTAAGCCAAAAATTATTTTCGAAAATTTCGTCACAGCACTCTGTGACGCAATTTCAAACACAACCAAGTTTTTGCTTGTGATGACCGCAGAATTGACGACTCCTAGAGTTATCCAATGTCTAGAGTTCTATGAGTTTCTCGCAGAGATTTTATCTCATACAGGCGACACAAAAATTCACTGGAATGAAACTGAGGAAAATATTGGTAACTGGTTTAATCCAAGAATTATCAAGACACGCTCACGTAAGTGTATCTTGGACCTCATTATTCGTCAATTCACATCCATGGCGAAACCTTTTTCTCTTTCATGCGAAGAAACTATGCGCATGTTTAGGAATATGTTTGCCATGCAAGAAAGAGACGGGTATTGTTCACTACTTACCAAAATTGAAGACATTTCCTCAACTTTGTCAAAACTTCAGTCTGACCTCCATAAAGATTTGGACTTACCACCTGGTCAAGACCAAGCTGTTCAAATTAGTCAATACTTAATGTATGGATTTGGTTTTCAGTGTGAAATCCTCTTGATGCAACATCGGATGGAATCAACTGGGATTGCTTCCCCAATTTATATGAGGAATATTTTGAAGAGCTTTCGACAGCTAATGGAGAAAATCCTAATTGGATGTACAACAAGTGAAGAAGTCAACCTTGGTGACCCCTCTATTTTGATGGATGAATCCAGCATTGGGTACTTTTATCTGGCGCTGGTGTATTCCTATTTTCAGGAGGAGTTTATCACAAATCCTTGGTTTCCCGAACTTCACAAGTATGTAAGAAATTCCAAATTGGATGATTCTTGCAGAGATGACCCTGAATTTAAAAAGAGGGTCATTCAGCTTTTGATTGACAACGGTAAAATTAATCTTCACGATCAAGGAGCTGGTGTTTCACATTCATACATGATGGCTCAACTTTTTAAACTAAAGGTTGAAGAAAAGGATTGGGACGCCATACAAGAGAACAGGCGAATTCAAGTACAAAATGCAACAATTAAACCCTATATCCTCAAGGCTTTCAAGATTCCAATGTGGATTGATCAATCAATTTCAGGACTACTCAAAGTTTTGGGTTCTCAATATTCAGATTTGTTGAGTCCTATTGAAGCGATTGAGAGAGCAATGTCGCATGCTCAAACATTTGTTTTACATCGAATTGGCGATCCATTGCCAAATGAGACTACAATTGGAGCTTCCATTCACATGAAGTTTATGCGTATCTCAGAAGACCTCATTACATCTGTTCGTTTGAATGTTTGCATGCAGAAACATGCCGCACGTCCGATTATTATTTTGCAACGTCTTTCTTATGATAAAGATGTCTGCATGCATCCTGGATGTTGTATTAGAGGATTGAATCAAAGAGGACATACGGACCATGAATGGGCAATGCTTACAGGTGGAAGAGAACCTCGTAAATTACCGATGCATCTTCTTGCCAAACACATTGACCTGACAAATCCAAAACATCCCAAACTTTATTCGATTCTTGCTCAAATTCTTTTGATGTTGAAGATGAACCCAGGCAAATACCAGACTTTTGAAGCCATGTTTGGTCCAACTGAATCACACTTGCTTTATCAGTGGTGGAAATTTGCTGAAGAATCTGAAACGATGAGATTGAACTTTTTGGTGGAATACTGCTCAAGTCAAGACAAAATTGTTTTCTTGGTAAAGCTTTCAGAAACGAAAGTTATCTATGTCAGAGTGTCACTTGACAATTTGGAAATAACAGAGATTTATTCGGTTACTGACAATCGCTTTACTGACAATATCATTAGAAGCTACAGCCAGCAGATTCCTTTTATTCAAAAGGTCATCAATACCATTTTTGAATTTGAATCTACCTACAGTGTATCTAAGGAATCTATCAGAATCTTCAATACGCTTTCTCGTGCATTCATGCAAAATCAAATTTTACAAATGAAACAAAGAACTCGAGTACCACTTATGCTTCAACATGCAATTTACAGCATTACTACTTCCCAGAAGTTCAAAGTGAGACATCTTCTTACCTATAGTGCATTGAAAACCATGTTAGTCAATCGTCTTGTGCCAACCGGCAAAGAACGTGACCCAACACAAGCAAATGACAAGCTGTTAGAAATGGTGCATTTTTATGCATCACCAAAACAGTAAAAGTTGTTTTTTGAAAATTAAAATTTTCGTAAATTATAACTATAATACTTTTTCCAAATTGGTGTTCGCTGTATATCATTTATTTCCTTTGTAATTATATTGCAAAGATTTTTCAAAAGATTCAAGAATCTTTTTGTATTTTGCAATTTATCATGGATTATTTTTAGCATTGGATGTTGGGTATTTTTTATAAAATAATATATAATAGTTGGCTCATATTTATCATCCCATGCTTTTTTAATTTCCCCAAAAATTTGTTCATTTGGAGAAATGGATTTATCTGGATGAAAAATAAATAATAATTTCCTGTATATTTCCTTTATAGTTATCTCTTCTTCTTCAGCTTCTTTTGCAGCTTTTTTGTCAGACTCTTTTGCAACTTCTTTTATATCTTCTTTGATAGCCTCTTTGCCAGCCTCTTTGCTAGCCTCTTTGCTAGCCTCTTTGTCAACCTCTTTGCCAGCCTCTTTACTAGCTTCTTTGTCAACCTCTTTGCTAGCTTCTTTGGCAACCTCTTTTGCATCCTCTTTGTCAACCTCATTCTCAAGATTCAGTATAGATTGATGATGTAAATAAGCAACCTTAAATTTCTTCATTATTTCTTGTAATTCTTCATAAAGAATTACAAAATATTCAGTTATATGCATTTATACATAAAAAAGAAAAAAAACACAGCAAACCCAATTATTAAAATTTTTTTTAATTTTTTAATTTCGGATTCTTGTTCTTTATATCCTTGGACTAATATTGGAATAAAATTAACATATTTTACAGATTTAAACCCATCTTTGTTCGTTTTCACTAACGATGGGAATATTTTTTCAACATCTTGTGCAATAAATCCAATATCCGCTTCATTATTTGACTTCCAGTCAAATCCAACTGGACTTAATTTGTGCAAATCCACACCAACATTCTTCAAATCAACTATATTTTTTTTTAATCGTTTATCTGATACTCCTGTAAAATTATTACATTCAATATTTTGAGAAACAACTTTATTAAAATATGCAGTTTTATCTGAATAGACATTTGTATTTTGATATATTGAATCAAAATTAGTAGTTAAATTTCCAAGTGCTATTGACAAACTAGTAATATCTGATATATTTGAAACAGATGCAAATTTAATTTCATTCACTTTCACTTTATCAAAATAAACAGTTCTTCCAGAGGTTTGATTTGTATCTTGATATAATACTCCAAAGTTAGTATCAATATAATCAGATAAATCTTGTATATTTGTATCAAATTTTGTATTTGTAGTAGTATTTAAGCTATCAACTTTCGTATTTGTATCAGTTATTGTCTGGGTTAATGAAGAATTAACATTATCAATTCTCATATTTGTTGCAGTATTTAAGTTATCAACTTTCGTATTTGTATCAGTTATTGTCTGGGTTAATGAAGAATTAACATTATCAATTCTCATATTTGTTGCAGTATTTAAGCTATCAACTTTCGTATTTGTATCAGTATTTAAGCCATCAAATTTAGTGTTTGTAGTAATTATTGACTGAGATAATGCAGAATTAACATAATCAATTTTCGTATTTGTAGAAGTATTTAATCTATCAACTTTCGTATTTGTAGCAGTATTTAAGCTATCAATTTTGGTATTTGTATCAGTTATTGACTGAGATAATGCAGAATTAACATAATCAATTTTCGTATTTGTAGAAGTATTTAAACTATCAACTTTGTTGTTTGTATCAGTTATTGACTGAGATAATGCAGAATTAACATACTCAATTTTCGTATTTGTATCAGTATTTAAGCTATCAATTTTGTTGTTTGTAGTAATCATTGACAGAGATAATGCAGAATTAACATTATCAATTTTCGTATTTGTATTAGTATTTAAACTATCAACTTTGTTGTTTGTAGTAATCATTGACCGAGATAATTCAGAATTAACATTATCAATTTTCGTATTTGTAGTAGTAATTGATGAAGTTAAATTTTTATTTATTATATTTAAACGTGTAGTTAATGAAGATATTTTTTTATTTAAACTATTATTAACTGAATTTATCATTTTCAATAATTTATTGTATTCACCACTAAATGATTTCAGACTTTTAGTGACTAATTCTTTTTTATTTAATATATACTGGTTAATCTCATTCTGAAAAACAGACATTTGATTATTTAACCCTTTTATTTGTGCGTTTAATTTAGATAATTCATTATCAGGTATCATTATATTTTTTATAACTTGTTGAGTATTATTTTGATAGCTCGCATATTTTTCAAGTAGAACACCCAATTCTTGAATTTGTGTCTTTTGTTTTTGAATCAATTTCCAAACATCACTCAAATTTTTCTCAATTTCTTTTATTTTTTTATCATCAAAATGTTTAGAAGTAGTAGTTTCAGATAAATCATGTAGTTGAATTTGAGAAATAGATTTATTCAAAAATTCAATATGTTTTGTGCTAAATTGAGATTGTTGTAAATTATTAAAATTACCTGTATTTTTAGAAATTTTTTCAGATAATTCTTGATAATTTAGAGAATTTATTTTTAATTGGTTATTAATATAATCAGGATCAATTTTAGGTACTAATGTATGATTATGTTTAATGAAAAAACAAGAAATAATTATGCTAATACTATTTTGAATTTGTTGTATTTCTTTTGTTAAATTGTATGTTTGCATAATATATTATTAAGATTAATAATTTTTATTTTTATCGAAATTTATTATTGTTTTCTATTATATAATATGTCAAATCCTGCAAAGGTAAAAATCTCAGTCGAGTCCCAAAATCCCACTGTCGCATTCTATAAAGATGGAAATGCTAACGCTCAAACTTCATTGGTAAATATTGGTAATGAATTTAAGATGAAAAAATACATCCAAGGTACTACCGCTGGCACATTAGAAGATGTCATGACTATTAATGAAGATGGTGTAATAAAATTTCCTAAAAATGTTATATTTGCTGGTGAAGCCGTTATTCAGAATGTTCAAACACTCATTATGCAAGAACAAAAAGTGGAGATTGGCACTACAAACGCAAATCAAGTAGATTCAAGTGGCGTTGTAAAAACTCCTGGAATATCAACGTATTCATATCAAGTTGCCAGTAATGCAAATATTTTAACTACATCAAATTTATTAATTGGAAAGAATGATCTTGTAAATGGACCAGGTTATACTTCAGCAAGCAATACAGATCAAGTTTCTAAAATCAATTCAGGTCAATTTACAAAAGTTGGTTCGACAATGTTACAATCATCAGTTAATGCATTACCAACTGATTCAACACCTGCATCTCAACTTAATATTTTTGAGGAAAATAGTAAATTTGAACAAAATGTCACTAATCTTAGTTTATCACAAAATAATTTAACAATAACTTATGGAACAAGTGCTGCACCTAATAGATTAGAAAATTTAGTTGTAGGACAATTACTTTCATTTGATGTTAATAATCAATTTTCTAATGGTTATTACTCATATTCGAATGCTAGATATATAATGTATAGATATGGAATTATTACTAATATAAACACATCTGCAAAGACTTTAGTCGTTAAATTTACGAATGTTAATATGGATAATAACCGAAATGGTCAACAATCTGGCAATGATACATTATTTTTTACACCAGGAACATTAATTACTAATAATAATAATGCATATGCTGTAAGCGCACCAAGCACATACAAATTTACTGGAACTGACAGTAATGTAGATTTTTCAACAATATATTCAACTGGAACTTATGTTCACTTAAAAGGGCTTAAACATACACTTGGTGGAATAACATCTGAAATATTTAATACATCTCATAGAGTAAACGCAGTTGGAGCCAATTTTGTTACAATTGAAAATATGATGAATTATACAGAGACAGATTTTTCTGGTTCCGCTGTTTTTGTTTCAAAACTTGCATCAATCGCAGATGATACTGGTATTTCTTTAATTGGGACTGCAACGGGGGGGATGTTTGTAAGAGGCTCATTAACCTATGATAATTCAACAAATAAAAATCTTAAATTAGAGAACACAGCCGGTGGTATAAATATCGGCTCAGATTGGTCTCCCTATGGAGTTAATATTGCAACCCAGGGGATGCGTGCTGTTACCATTGGTAACTCTAGTAGTGGTCCATTATCTGTAACTTCAGGAAATGGTGCAACTATTACTACATACAATGATTCCAATATTTCATTTACTACTACAAATGCAGCGAATACATCAATAACTACAGGTAAAATAGTTATGAATGCAAAAAATAATGTAGTTGATGCTATTTTATTAAAAGCAGATACTGGTGCAAATCAGACCATTAATATTAATAATCAAACAGGCACTTCTGCCGGTTCCATTCAATTAACATCTGATTTGGGTGGTGTTCAGATAACTGCAGCTGATGATAAAGATATAGTTATGGGAAATTCAAGTGCAGATGTTTTCGTGAAAATTAGCCCAAGCGCTACTTTTGCCAGTGAAAAGATTACTGTTGTTAATACTAATGGAAGTGGCGATGAGTCAATACTTCTCAATAGTGCGGCTGGTGGTGCAAAATTTAAAGTTGCAAATGGTAAGAATCTCGTTCTCGGCAATTCAACCGAAAATTTATTCATTAAACTTAGCCCACATTCGACAGTTGCAAGTGAAAAATTAAGCATTGTTAATACCAATGGCACTGCAGATGATGCTATTTTTCTTAATAGTGTGGCTGGTGGCGCAAAAGTTCTTGTTGCTGATAGCAAAAATCTTGTTCTTGGAAATTCAGGCGAAGATATTTATTTCAAAGTCAGCCCAAGTGCAACTGCAGCCAATGAAAAATTAAGTGTTGTCAATTCCAACGGAACCGCCGATGACTCTATTCTTATCAATTCAGTTTCCGGTGGTTTAACCATGACAAGTGGTGGAGCAGTTAATTTGGCAACTAATAGCAATACCGGTGCAGTAAATATTAGCACTTCTGGAAGTAGGATTACTACTATCGGTGTGAATAGTACTGGTAATAAGGTCCTTATAGATGCAGCTGAAGTCACTATAACAAATGGTATAACTGTTAGTTCCGATATCCGCTTAAAAGAGAATTTTGAACCAATGAGCAATGCACTTGAATTAGTTACCCAGTTGAATGGAACTTATTACACTTGGAAGAAGGATTCTGGAGCCGATAAACCACGTAAATTGGGTTTTATTGCTCAAGAAATTGAAAAAGTAATCCCAGAATTAGTGAAAACTGATTCTGAAGGTATGAAATCAGTTGATTACATTGGAGTCATCCCAGTATTAGTGGAAGCCCTTAAAAATCAACAAAAACAAATTG